ACAACCTTGGCATCCAATGGCGGTGTCTCTCTAAATCTTTCGTGAGTAGCTGAGTATTTTGATTCAGGATTGTAGGTAACCCACACTTCTGATCCAACTTCCCTGACGCTAGGCAACAATAGCCGCCATGCCTTACCTGAAACTACCTCGGCTTCATCAATCCATGCTAACAATATTCTAGACTTAGACTTGATTGATTCAAGTGATCGTCTCAGTCCTGCAAATGTGTAGGTTATGTTTCCATCCTTAGAACGTATGTACTTCTCACCACATTCATAATAATCATCGAGAAATGGAATTGATTGGATTGCTGTCTTGATCTCTTCAAATGAGGAATCACTCAGGGAGTTCATAAACTCTCGCCCACACAATATCTGACCTTTAGTTGGTGGAACTGAGTTACCCCATTGATAACCTTTAATCGCTGTCATAAGAGCAAAACTGCGTGTCTTGCCACTCCCGCGTCCACCGTAGGCTACACGATATCGAGCCGCACCCTCAAAAATTGGCACGAGTTTAGGTGGTAGCTCTACTTTAGTTCTAGTCTTCTTCTTCATTGACCTTGGCTACTAATTCAATGACATTTGGTTGCATACTCTTATCACTAGAAATAATGTCCTGATCCATCTTATCGTGGAAGCCATGCTTACCTAATACAAGCTTAGTGATCGCTGAATTAAATGTGTTGTTGAGTCCTTTATTGACGAGCGTCTTCTGCTGCACTTGCATACATCGCCCTAATATGTCGGAAAACTCTTTGCTATCTTGCTTTGCCCAATCGTATAAAGTGTCTCTGTGTAAGCCTAAATGCTCTGCCATTCCTTCAATACTTGGGATCATATCTCCATACATTTCATAGTCAGTTATGTAAGCTATTGCCTTCTCTACGATCTCTTTAGAATATTTAGTTGGTCTAGCCATTTAGATGTACCTCCCCTTCAAGCCTATCTAATATTTCAGATTGTACTTCCAATATAAACATCTCTACCTCTGCATCAATCTCTTCGATACTACTGTCTGTTAAATCTGCCATCATCTTACACAAGGCAATGTATTTAGTTGTTGATGCAACTCCATCTAATTTTAAGCTCATATTATTTCTTCCATACACTAGCAGTTAGGATCGACAGGAAAGTCAGGTGAAACAATCCACCGCCCATGAGAGTAAACGGATCGTGCTGCCCTGTGAGCTTCTTCATCAATTCCATCTGTACTAACGTGTCCTCAGTTGCATTAATAATGTCCATGAACTGGCTGATGTCAGGTCTATTAAGTCCATACCAAATCGGCACAAACAGGAAGTCGTAAAAACAAATTAAGAGATAAATTCCGAGTGCAGAGAATCTGAATCTCATCATAGAGCGTTCTACTTTTGTCATCTCTTTCATCTAAACACATGGTGGTTTACACATAAGTGCATCAACACCAATAAACAAAGTTATCACAAAAAGAATCACACCTAACACAATTAAAGCTATTAATGGCTTACTCATTCTACTCTCCAATTCTGTGTGGGAAGCTTAACTCAGACCTCCCACTCTCTCATTCTACTACTAATCCTCTCCACTCATCAGGTAAATTAAGTCGAATGCCTAGATCATTTTCTGCCCAAGTTATTACTTCATCTAGATAAACTCCCATTTCTTTAGTGGATAAACTTGTTGTCGATTTTACTACCTCAATGGGTTTCTTTGCAACTTCCTCCATCGTGATCTCTAAAAACTCTAGCTGACAAAATTTATGAATTGCGTCCTTTGTGTTGCCTGACTCTACCCTCACTTGCTCAATGATATGCCAATACAGAGCATTCTGAGAGCCTGATCTTGTCATGTTTTTAGGTTTTATGCTGATTATTGCCTCTTCTCCACTTGTGTTCATAAAAAAAGTTCGAGTCATATTTTCTATAATGTCAGCCTTTGGCTTGTCTCGTTTCAGTATTCTTGATAGTGTTTCACTCATAAGGAGTTCTAGGTGGTGATGGCAACTCTGAATAGTGTTCATCTACAAGTAATGCTTTAACTAGCTGCCGTTTGGTTCTAGTGATCGCAAACTGAGCCATCTCTTTAATGAAGTAAGGCTTGTAGTATGGATGAACAAGTGTGTCATAGATTTGGTGACAGTTGTGACATCCATAGAACCCTATGTCTTTACCTTTACTATCTTTAGCTTTGATTCCAACCCCTGAGACGTTCTCATGACAGAATACTACAGTATCCGATTTACCCTCACAGCCATCGAGCTTCATCGTACAAGCTTTTCCTCGTGCTGATCTAGTTATTTCATTTTGTTTCATTCATTCACCATACTTCATCTCTGCAAACCATAGAATGACATCTGCCACGCTATAACAAATTTTAACTTCACCACCTGCATCTTTAATGGAACTGATCATAGATTTTTGATTCTTACTTAAATACCCTTTAGGATGTGTAGAATCAGCAGGTCGTTTGATCTCTAGACCATAATATAAGCCGTCGATAATCAAAGTGAGGTCAGGCACACCGCTTTTTGTACCAGTTGCTTTGAGTTTAGCTCCCTCTACTTTTGACCTAGCACCACCATTCGGAACTGCCCAATAGCAAACTCCTCGTATATCTAGGTATTCACATATAGCCTTTTGTATTTTGTCTTCTTCAAACTTCATGTTGATATCTCTCCCCTATCACCATTTTTTTCTTTGATCATGTTGATAATTAATCGAGACTTGAGTTGATCACACATCCCAATAAGATTTTCACACAAGGTTTTTTTGACTGCTTCATCCTCGATCTCACCAATAATATGGATCACATCCAACATTGTCTGTGTTAATTGGACTCGTTCTTCATGGCTAATTTTATTTAACATGGGCAGGATGCTGACTTTCTAAGTAGTGAGATAAACCATAAATTTGCCAATGAAAGCTGTTGTTGTCTGCCTTTATATTGTGACTCATTGTTGATTTTGCAATTCCTAGCAACTTTGCAGCCTGATTTTGTGACAATCCTAATCGTTCAAGTTCGTCAGGGATAGATTTATAATAAACAAGTCTAGTTTTATTCATGCAGTCATTATATCAAATATCGAACAAGTGCATGGTTGGTTTAACTTTATGTTTCGCTTTCAGCGACTTACTTCAGTAAAGCGGAGGGATAAATCCCTTTTTTTTAAAGCTCTTAACTTATCGAATAATGCCTGAGTTGGGAGGAGAGCAAAGAAATCCCTAACCTAGAAGCTAATCTAAGCTAGAGATTCTCATCGACATAAAGCCTTCGCAGTATTATCGAGCCTGAAACAATCACAGTCAGTCAGATCAGAGTCATCGCTACCTTGTGATAGGTACTCAGCCTTCTGCACTCTGCGAGTGTATTAACACCCATCAATCAGCAGGTTTTGGTAACACATTTGCTGAATCTCTTTGATATTTATAGAAGGTCTGAGTGAAGTTTTAAAAACTAGACATATCACCTCTCGTGCTACTGGAGGTTGCCAAACTGTGAAAAAGGGTATAATCTTTGTCAAGCAGGTGGGGCAAACACCAGTTTAGGAAACCCTTAGAGCCATCAATCACTCTAGGGGTTTCTGCTTTCTGAGATCAAAAAACCTTCCCAAAAAACCTAAACCAAGACCAAGAATAATACACAGGTTTGTTGGTTGGTTTGACTTAAAAAACAAAAAAAACTATCCCTGACTATAGCTAGGGATAAATTTATGCCTCTACAACCCCTACTCCTAAAGGAAATATAAAATAAATTGAATTTAGTTCTTTTACCTGTTCGATATATGATACTATGGCTCTGCCATCGAGAAAAAGAGGTGGCACTTTTTAACTAAAAGGAACTGAAATGAAACCAACTAAGATGCAACAAGAAAGAATTAACTTACTACAAGGTGATAACAGCTACCTCAATCCTATCAGAAGTAATGATAGTGATGTGTTTACTAAATTTGAAATTGGCAATTTGTTTAAAGAGCCAAAGAAAACTGGTAACTGGATTACTCTTATTGTAGAAACAAAAACTCACGATCACGAAACATTGAGTGCTTACCACAACCACTTTTTCACAAAACAATGGCAAATATTCATCTCACCTAGAGGCAAGATGTTTGCTCCATCGTTCCCTTCTTATTTAGAGGGTATGAAAAAGACTCATTGTGGTCGTATTACTTTAAGCAACATAATTTAACTAACAGGGGAGGGAAACCTCCCCACTAACAAAAGGAAATAAAATGAACAAAACTAACTACAAACTAAATGAAAACGAGCAATTTTTTATGATTAGATTTTTAGCTAACAAT